CAAGCAGAGATTTTCACAAAGCGTGAAACGCTCCGTGACTTACCTCTCAGTTGAGAACCCTTTCGGGTGCGCATCTGATCTGGTGAGTTACAACGGTCCCTTGTCAAGGACCGAGAGTAAAACCCAGCGCCAAGATTGACTACAGTGATTCCAAGCCCCCAACCCGAAAGGGAGGTAGGATGGATCATTGTAGCCAGAGGTGAATGGAAGGATGAGGGGGTTAAACCTCATACTAGTCCATTAGACCTCAGGCCACTATGGTACTCTAATCGAGGACCTACTCCCCTCCCTTGGGAGGAAAGAGAGATTAGTGGGCGAGATCTTGGTCCGAGTCAGCATGAGAGCGCGCCGTATAGGCGAATCTCCCTGAGACCGATCCCAAAAACTGAAAGGGTTGACACCCTTGGGGTTAAAGCTATCCTCAGACGAAAGTCTGAGCACGGCCCCCTTTATTCAGGAGTTGCGTTGGGTCTCCAAGTAAGAATATTAAACCATGAACAACAATTCACGATTTAAGACCCCTAACTTGGCATCTCCTGTTAGACAGGAGAGACTCGGATGGCGAGATGCACTGAAGGAGCGTATCGAAACGCTCTCTTCAGTCATCGAGTCGAAGATCAAAACCATTAATGGTCTGATCACTCGAAAGGGTGGTCGTGGAATGATCGGAATACTTTTAAAGTATATCCGAACAGTCCACTCTCGGTCTTCCAAATCTGCCGTAAGGCAGGTGGCGAAGTTCGCGTTCTTCTGTTGAAGAATGGCGAGACACAGTGGGCTTAAAGGTCTAGTAATATACCTGAAAGCCAGTCAAGTCTTGCTCCAACAGGTTGTTGGAGGTTTTAGGGTGGTGGATCTGGCGGAATTAAAGGTTCGACCTTCTCGGAATCGAGTTGGAGTCCCCTTAATCATTCCTGCGGGAGTTAGAGTACGTATTAGTCGGGATAGAGATATCCGGACTATTAGGCTTTGAATGACTCTCTTGGGTCTCTATCGAGTACTGGACATGAAGGGAAAGCTTTCCCTAAAGACCATTACTTCGAGGGGGCCAAATTTAAATTCCTTTGAAAAGGAATGAGAGTGATTCTTAGTCAGCGTCTTTAAACCCGCCCTGATTCGTCAGGTTGGAAAGCTGCCAGATTTGGGCCCTCTTTCTTTGTTTCCCATCCTTAAGTCTGGTCCAACAACGTCGGTAGGGGGGTGTTCCGGTTCGAAAGAACTGGTTAACTCCTCTGCTTTTAGCTTGATCTTCGCTTCACGGACTTATCTGTGAAGTAAAGACTTAGCTAAGGCGTTTAAGGACTTTGCAAGAGCAATGGGGAAACCAGCGCTTTACTTACGTATGCGTATGGTGTCATTGGCGCATAGCGATCTACTGGATAAGCCACGATCCATCGGTGGAGTTCGGTTGCCTTCATGACCTCAAGGGTCATGGGCACCGTACCCCCGTGGTGAGGCTTTCCTGGGGAAGCTCGGTTTTAAAACTGAGCCAGCCGGGAAGATCCGGGTGTTCGCTATGGTCGATGCATGGACGCAGTGAGTGATGGCGCCATTGCATGATTGGATATTCCACATCCTGAAGAATCTTCCTCAGGACGGAACTTTTGACCAAACGGCTCCTATTCGGAGACTCCAGCGTAAATACTCCTCTTCTGCGAAGAAGAAGACTTTTGCTTCACTTGATTTGTCAGCTGCTACAGATAGGTTACCTGTTTCCTTGCAGAGAATTCTGATAAAGATTCTTCTGTCTGGAAAGGTGACCGATTCCGACCAATTTTCAAGAAATTGGCAGGATCTGCTCGTCAAACGAGCATATCGAGTGGCGCCTGGTAAACATGTGTTGGAAAAGGCCGATTTGGATTTCGTATTACGAGATCCTCATGCGGTGTATTACGCGGTGGGTCAGCCTATGGGGGCCCTTTCGTCATGAGCCATGATGGCTTTGACGCATCATGCGTTGATCCAGTATGCCTTTTACAAGGCGTATGGAAGGAAAGAGTGGTACCAGGAGTATGGAGTTTTAGGGGATGATGGAGTGATTGTGGATGGTCGGGTAATAACTGAATACCGACGGGTACTCCAAGTGATTGGGGTACAAGCCGGTTTAGCCAAGTCTATTATAGCAAGGTCTAAGTTTGTAATCGAGTTTGCAAAGAAATTCTTTGTGGATTCGACTCAAGCCAATATGGTTCCTATTAAGGAATGTATTGCGACAAGTTGCTCAACAGCTTTGGTTATGGAGTTTGTTCGTAAATATGAACTTTCTCTGAATCAGATATTATCTTTTCTCGGGTTCGGGTATAAAGCGAAAATGAAGGCTTTTAATAACCTTTATTTCAAACTTTCTACTCGTCTTCGAGTCATCCTTGTGTGACTTAGTCACCCAACTTCACCTCTGGGGAAACGTTCTTATTTTGAATGAATCCTCCAGAGTGGTTGACATTCCTACCATTCTCCTTCTCCGCAATATTTAATGTGGGTACTGGATCAGTGCCGAGGTCTTGTGGACTCTAAGGTCGACAAGATGCTTGAGATCTTTTCCAAGTACCAAGATTCATTAAATAATGTGGATAAAACTCTAGATCAGAAGTACCCTATAATCCATATTGTTAGTTCCGACTCAGGTGACTCTGCTCATCTAGACGAGTTTCGATACTCGTGAAAGGGAGTTCTGGATTCAGATCTCTCATCACAGTCCGAAACCGACTTCTGAGACGAGTCATTCGAGTCTTCTAGCTCTCATGGTTATAGATGGCGGAAACAGGCTGAGGACCTACGGGACCTTAAGCTTGGTATAGATTTCGATGAGATCTATATTCCGGCATTTGGTGCTCTACAGGAGATGTACGATAACGCTACAGGTCCGATTCCGGATCAAATAAACGCTCTCTTACACTTCTATTTCGAGCCTGATCTAATTACTTCACGGATCCCTGAAGACTTCTGACGAGAACATCGGGAGGCCTTGCGGCCATTCCGAGACTTCTCAGAAATCTATAGGATCTGACAAGATTTGACTAAACCACTGTGAGCGGAATTTCATCGAGGTGAGCCAGCCAAGGAGGGAGTTAAAACTCCTTCTAAGGCGGACACACCCGTTGAAATTACTTCACCGGACCGAGATGAACCAGAAGGTTCGGCTACTACTTCTTCAGCTCCTGGGTTTAACCCCTGGACTAAGGCTTTCAAAGTTGTTGGTTACATCTTTGAGAGCGTTAACTGATTGGTGGCACTTCTACTCTTCTGATGTGGTCTTTTAGACCATCTTAGTGAGCGTCCAAATGAAATTCCATTTCTATGACCGGAGGTGACTCCCCTGCCTGGACCATTCGATCCAGATAGTGCGGAGTCCCTTCTAGGGATAGCTTTGGATCCAGGGCTTCCAAACCCTGGTAGCTGGATTATTCCGGCTTATTTCATTGGACTGGGATTATTATATATCCTAGTTGGCTTCTGAAGCTCATATCAGGAAACTGGAGAAATTCTCTGGGTTCCTGACTGGGTTTGAGGAGTGTCGTCTTCTCATACTGACGTCGTAACAAGGCGTCTGTCTGAGATTCACGGTCCTCTGAGCTTGCAGGACTACAGGTCCCTTCAACGGGACTTAGTAGTGGATGCACTCTTGGAGAATCTGGCGATATCACCAATTGGAGATCTTTGGGTAAATCCATGACTCTAGTTGCTAGGCCGAATACTTTATCTACGGTTTAAAACGTAGAAGAAAATTTTCGACGCGCATCTGAGCGCC